CTATTTACTATAGGCTTTGATTGGGTAATGATCTGAAAAATCATTGTAAACGTAGTAATATGGGAACGCATATACATCCCATGGCTTAGGTTTTTCAGTCACAACTTCATTGACTAATTGTTTTGGTTGTTTATGATCTTTATCTGTAAATATATAGTCTAAATGTTCTGGTTTACCATTAGGGTAATTATATTTCGCAATTGAATTTGATTGAGGGTCCCATGTGCTATTATGACCTGCATATAGAACATCATTTACATTCAAGTTTTTAAGCATATCTTTGAACTCTGGAGTGCCTTTATTGACATTAAGGTCGCCACCTATATATACCGTTTCATCTTTAGGGATATTTTTCTTTTTAACAAAGTCACTGATTTCTTTCATTTGTTCAGCTCTAATTTTTCGATCATGTCCAGCACCACAACGTGAATCTTCAGATTGTGTATGTGTACCGATAACGTGAACGTTCTTACCATTTTTCTCTATTTTTGTATAAACAAAGCCTTTGTTGCTATCATTATCGAATCCACAACCGCTTTTGAAAACATGCTGGATTTTTTCTTTAATAGGATATTTACTTACAATCGCTACGCCACCATCTTCTGCAACAGTTGATGAGTAGCTACCTTCAGTTTTGTCCCACCCTGATTGAGAACGGCCGAGTACAGGTGTTTGATAAGGATATTCTTTTTTCACATTACTTAATAATTTGTCTGATGCACCATTATCAAATGCTTCATTGAATATTACGACATCATTATTTTTAATATAAGAAGATTGTCCGATTAAATCAGCGCGTTTATATTGCCCCCAGTTTGGATACATAGAAACCTTGTAACAACAGTATTTATTGGGTTTGGAGTCCCTAATGGGTCCCTAAATTACATACTTTCTAAAATTTTAGTTGTTTTTTTGTCCTCTTCATTAAATTTTTCTTCTAACAAATGAGAATACACGGATGTAGTTATTGCTATATTTTTATGACCTAATCTTTTAGAAATGTAATGTATAGATACACCTTTTGCTAGTAAATAAGAACAATGAGTGTGTCTTAATGCGTGCGATGTAATAATTGGTATATTATTGACTCTACAGGCTGATTTCAAAGCATTATTGATAGCATGAAGGTTAATTATAGATCCGGCTTCTTTGAAAATGTAACCATCATAGCTAATTGCAAATGTACTTATGACGTCCATAATGTGTTTCATATCAGATTTAGCGATACTGATATATCTAGGGGAAGTATCGGTTTTTCGCTCGTCAATAAATATAGTGTTTTTCACTTGGTTGATATGCTCAATCTTTATATTTCTTGCACCACTGACACGACAACCCGTACAAATCATTATGAATAGCGCTAATGATGAACGAGTTCTCTTCTTTCTGACGTGATCTTTTAGTATTTCATATTCAGTTACCGAGATGAATTTTTCTTGTTCTGACTTCGTAGGTTTTCCGGCTTTATAATTAACTTTATAAGCGGGATTTTTAAAAATAAGCCCATCATATAATGCGTCATCTAAAGCTGACCGAATAGCACCGTTTGTTTTTCTTATAGTTTCTTTTGCGTGTTCTTTTGAATAATCGTTTATGAATTTCTGATAAACTTGTCTATTTATCTTTGATAACTCCATTTTACCTATTTTATGTTTTTGTATATGTTGTAATGCATTTCTATAATGACGGTAGGTATTTTCTTTAACAACAGGTTGTTTATACGTTTTAATCCAATTTTCGAAGTATTCTTCAAGAGTTATATAGTTATCTATATTAAAACCACTTCTTAACTCATTTAACTTGTCTAGTCCAGCAGAATTAGCTTCACGCTTTGTTCTAAAACCTTTCTTACGGTATCTTTTTCCTTCATACTTAAATTCATATTGCCATTTTTTACCATCGTAACAACGTGTTTTCATGCGTTCCCTCCTCAAAATTGGCAAAAAATAATAAGGGTAGGCGGGCTACCCGTGAAAATTGTATAAAAAAAGACGCCTGTATAATACAGACGTCAGTGAGCCGAAAGCTCAAATCAATATAGGTGGACCTTTAGCCCTCAATACCTGTATTATAACATTATTTTAGAATTGTTCAACTCATTTTTTTGAAACAGATGTTAACCAATCGGTCAGTTTCGTGTTTCGGCAATCTAATTAAAACGCTTAAATCTTTAATATAATTTAAAATTCTATCCTTACTTATTGTAGTAATATCCTGTGTTTTTGCATAAGAACTTTTGTCAACTAAGTTTTTTAATTTGTTTTCCACAAAATCGTATTGTTTCATTTCGTTCTTTAAGGAGTCACACAAAAACCTTGCATAAACAATGACTTTTAAATCATTGGGATTTTGATTTATAATGTTTTCAATCGATTCTATCTTTTTCTCGTGTTTGGCAATTGATTGTTTTAGTGTATTTAAAAAAGGTTTTATAAGATGTATATTTACAAAAGCATTGTGTTTGCTTTTGGAAGTTAAAGGGATTACGGTCACTTTGCCGTTATTTTTATTATCCTTTTTGTTTATGACTATGCAAAAGTGTTTGTATGAAAACTCATGACCTACACCTTTACCAAAATCTGCATAAATTATTTCGCCTCTTTGATAAACTTTATATCGTTTCTCTTCCATCCCTCATCCTCCTCACGCCATATAGGCGTTTATTTCCTATATTCTTCTTCAACATACTTTTTTACTAAATATTCAAGAATAAGTTCGGTCATTAGATCGTTTTCTTCGTACTCTTTATGAAGTTACTTTATTCTTTGAATTAATTTAACTTATCGCCATCTATTTTTTGTGAAATAAATTCCAAGTATTTACGCGCATTATGTGACGATAAATCTTTAGGTAACTCATAAGTGAATGGTTGATTACCACTAGTTAAAACTTCATATACTATAGTTTCTTTTTTTATTTTGCAATTAGTTATTTTCATTATAAACTTCCTTTCAAACACTGCTGAAATAGACGTCTTTTTTAAATAAGCATAATTAATACTTCAATTCTTTAATCCACATATATTTAAAAGTGAGGTAGTAGGTAATAAATATAAGACTTAAAGTTAAGATTGCTTTTTTCATGTCAATTTCTCCTTTGTTTATATTTATATTAAAGCGCTAAATATACGTTATTAATCACATTTTAGTTCTATCAGTAATTTTAGACTCCATAACTCTTTGACGTGACTCTTTAGCTTCTCGAATCATATCTTTAAATCCTTGACTGTCTATAAAAGATTTAGCTTCTTCTATTTGCTCTTGAGTTAACTCTTTACCACCGGTGTTAATGTGTAAGTGTTCAATTTCTTTATAAGAATTCATTTTTAGACTCCTGTTCTTCAAACTCACTTTTAGTTATAGGTAAATCGTTTTTCAATCTATAAGTCAGTTCTTCTTCTGTATAAAAGGGGATTTCAACCATTTCCCACTCTTCAATGTTAATGTCAACTTCTTTTAAATTCATTTTACTACCTCCTATAAAATAACTTTTCCAACTAACCTCACACTTTCATTATCATAAAAATGTAAATCTTTATACTTTTTATTTAAAGAAACCAACGTTAATCTGTTATCTTCTACATAAACCTTCTTTACGTAAGCATCTCCATTTATAATAAAGACGCCTATTTGTCCATCTTTGATAGTGTGAGATTTTTCAATGAATATAATTTGTCCATTTTTAAATAACGGCTCCATTGAGTCTCCATTTACTTTTAAAGCTATATCATGTGCGGGGACATAACCTCTTACGAATTCTTTTGAAATAGGCTCGTTATATAATCTTTCACCAATACCAGCAGACGCACAACCATATATATCCACTTCGGATTTTTCTTGAATGTAAGAATTGAAATCTACCAGATTATCACTGTCATTATTTTGCTCTTCTAATTGATTAGTCGCATATTTTAGTACATTGCTTTGTCTTGGAGGCGTGAGTTGAGATGATACGTTATGAATTTCTTCAATAATTTTCGAATCATCCATATCATGTATTAAATCTAAGGGTTTAACTCCAAAAACATTAGCTATTTCAGGTAATTTATCTAGTTTTGGACTTCTAATTCCCTTTCTCCATCTTGTGACTGTTGTTCTATTAACATCTACTAATTCTGCTAATTCACTATCACTCATATCTCTTTTGTTCATCAGACGTTCTAAATTCGAAGAAAATGAACTCATATTTTTATCTCCTTTAAACATATTATCTAACTAATAACTTCATTATATGCCTACAGTTCCAAAAATGCAACAAAAACATAAAAATATGTGTAGAGGCAAAAAAATATGTAAAAAGCACTTGCAATTTTGGAACATCAGGTGTAGTATTGTTTTCAGGAGGTGTTCCAAAAATGCACAAAGATTTATATAGCTCTAGAAAAGCGGCGAAAAAGAACCAAGACTTTATGGGGAGTTTGATTGGTGTTTCGGGTCAACAATACGGAAAAAGAGAACGCGGAGAGATTCCTATTAATTTAGATGAAGCGATGATTTTTTCTAAGGCTCTCGAAACACCTATACAAGAACTATTTCCAGAATATTTTTTTATTGAGCGAGTTCCAAAAATGCACAAAAACGAAATAACATCTTAAAAGGAGGACACTATGGAACAAATCACGTTAACCAAAGAAGAGTGTGTCGAACAATGCATCAATAAAGACTTAAAACTTTTAGATTATCGAGTTCAACAAATTTTAGAAGGTGTTCTATCAGAAAGTACCACATANGGTGATGCAAGAAATAAATTAGAAACATTGAAAATTATTGCTGAATCTCATTTTAAAACCGAACATGCTTCAGTTATTTACAAATTAGCATTGAAAAAGTTAGACAAAAAAATCAACACCACTCCAATTAAAGAGTGACGAAAAAGGAGGATTTCAAATGTTTAAGATTTTAAATGATATAAAAACTTCTTTAAAAAACCATCCTTGGGGTTGGAAAGAGCACTTACCTTATTTACTGATGTTAACTCTGTCACTTGTGGCTCTGATTTTCGGTGTTCTGTCCGCGATTCTATGATAACAGGTTTTATATAGATTCCTTACCTCCTCTCTGTAGGAGATAACAATATTATACACGAAAGGAAAGATAGAAATGCCAAAAATCATAGTACCACCAACACCAGAAAACACATATAGAGGCGAAGAAAAATTTGTGAAAAAGTTATACGCAACACCTACACAAATCCATCAATTGTTTGGAGTATGTAGAAGTACAGTATACAACTGGTTGAAATATTACCGCAAAGATAATTTAGGTGTAGAAAATTTATACATTGATTATTCACCAACAGGCACTCTGATTAATATTTCTAAATTGGAAGAGTATTTGATCAGAAAGCATAAAAAATGGTATTAGGAGGATATTAAATGAGCAACATTTATAAAAGCTACCTATTAGCAGTATTGTGCTTCACAGTCTTAGCAATTGTACTCATGCCGTTTCTATACTTCACTACAGCGTGGTCAATTGCGGGATTCGCAAGCATAGTGACATTCATATTTTATAAGGAATACTTTTATGAAGAATAAAAAAACTGCTACTTGTTGGAGCAAGTAACAGTGACAAACATTTATCAAAATATACAACTTAATTAAATCAAAATATACGGTGGTAGTCAATTATGGCTGAAAATTATAAAGACATGACGCAGGAAGAGTTAAGAGATTTATTGGCTGAAAAGAATGGAGAATTGTTTGATTTAGCGAGCGAAATCGATGAAGAAACTGAATTTGATATTTTGTTTTTCTCAGCAATAGGAGTTAGCGACGGAGATTTCATAAAAAGTTCAAGTTCTACGCTTGGCAATGCTTTTAATCTTGCTGAATTATTGGATAATGTTACTAATTTCGACGATGTCATTAACGCCATTCAAAAACGTAAACTACAAAAATTTCTTGCTATAGATAACAACAAGGAGGGCTAAAAAATGTATTACAAAACGGGTGACGTATGTCGAAAAATAATCAATGTAGATGGCTTTGATTTTCAATTAAGAGTTAAGAAACGAGCGTATAGCGTCGAAATAGTTGTTCTAGACCCTGAAGGAAATTCAATTGACGGGATACTAGTTTCTGATGAGAACGATCTATACACAGCTTTAGATATTTTGAAACAAAGTATTTATGAATGGATTGAAAATAACACAGATGAACAGGACAAATTAATCAATTTAATCATGAAATGGTAG